CCGCAGCAATCCGCTAAGTCGCCATCAGACCACGTTACAAACCCTGGCCACCACGACACGCCTTGGCGCATGATGCCCTGCAAATGATCGAGGCGCTGCTGCGATTCTTTCTCAGGCACAACGTAAACCAGCTCGTCATGGACAGCCAACGATGGGCGCAAACCAGTGTCCTTGTAGAACCGAACAGCATGCTCAGCAATGACATCACGGGCCAGTGCCTGCACCAAGTTCTCAACGCCCTTCCCAGCGTAGATGCGAGCCTTAGACCTGCCATTGCCGTACCACCATTCGTGCTTACCGTTGTCGATCTGTTTGTTCAGCGACGGGTAGTAGATACGACGACCGGACGGCAGGCGCACAGCCTCATGCTCCACTTGGCACATTTCCCACGGGTCGATGGATGCCTCGATACCTTGGCGGACGTTGGTCAGGTTGTTCTGGAACTGCTTCCAGCCGTTGACGATCTCGCTGTGAGCGTCGCGGTATTTGTTCACCACATCAGTGGCTTCTTCCAGTGACAGGTCGATGCCGCCCATCAGCTTGGCCACCTTCTGAAACGTAGCGCCGCCAGCCCCAAAGCCTAGACCTAAGTGAGCCACCTTGCCCACCTGACGCTGGTTCTTCGTGACCTCGTCTTCGGTGATGTTGTACAGGTCGTTCGCTGCAAAGTATCGGTACAAGTCAGCCTTGTCTGGGCTCGAGGTGAACAGCTCCATGGCGTAAGGTACTTTCCACAGAAACATATTGACCCGTAACTCGATACCAGAAAGGTCGGCCACGATGATCTTGTGCCCCTTGGGTGCTTTGAGCGACATACGCAGGGCGTCGGACGGCTTGGGTTTCTTGGGGTCGATGCGCGGTAGGTTCTGCATGTTGTACTGCTCACCAGACCAGCGACCTGTTGTATCCGCGCCACAGTATTTCAATGGCACAGGCAGTCGGCCATCGCAGGCATCGGCGGCTCTGAGGAACGCTTGCAGTCTGGTCTCCAGCAGCGTGGACTTGACCTCGAGTCTGGCACAGGCAGCAGCAGCTACCACAGGGTTCTCGTGGTTCTGTAAGGCGATGAACGCATCGTCTGTCTTAGCCAGCGCGGGCGTCATCTTGGCTGGATTGGTCGGCGACTGCTTCATGGGGGCTTCAACACCAAGGCGCTCCAGCAGCGCGGAGAACTTGGCAGCCGAGGCCAGCTCAGTGCGAACCTGCTCCTCGATGTCAGTGCCGCTGTCAAGGCGCTCAGCCACGAACTGCTCGATGCCAAGGGTGTGAGCCAGCTCAATCAGGGAGCGTCTCTTTTCTTCCTTCACATCTTCCAAGGCCTTATCCACCATGGAGTAGTTGAGCAAGAACTTGGGCTCGACCAGCATACGGGTAGTCATGTCGATCTGCAGCAGCTCCTGCTTAGGGAAAGATCGGGCAAGCTTCTTGAAGATAGCCGCGCACAAGTCTGTGTCCACCTTGTTGTATTCCTCCATGTCGGCCAGCTCGTCTTCGCTGAAGTCGCACAGATGTTTACCCTTGGTGTTGGTAGCTTCGAGGTCTAGCTTAGCGCCCACCTTCAGCTCAACGGCCAGCTTCTTGAGCGATACGCCAGTCAACGATTTGCCGTTTACAAGCGCACTGGTCTTGGAGTACTTGGGCCTTGCCATAGCAGCAGTGCAGCCGTACATCTTGGGGTTCACGCCCATGCGCCATGCAAGAATCATCGCATCGAAGCCGGACATGTTGTGGCCGATAGCCATAGCATCCGACCAGTCAATAGATTGCAAGTGCTCTCTGATCTTCTGCTCACCAAACAGCACGTAGGTCGATGCGTCACCCACCTTGATAGCCACAGAGATGATCTCCGTGTCAGGGTGCATCACGTACTCGGTTGGAGACATGCGGCTGAGCGTGTGCTCTGTGCTCCAGAACGACTCGAAGTCGATGTAGATGGGGATCATTTAGCTTTCCAGTTGGAATGCGACGATGGCGGCGGCGATGCGCTCGTTCACGTCAGTGATGGTCTCGGCTATGTACGTGTCGTACTCGTAGCCCTCTTTGCGTCCGATGTTGACAATGTAGCCGTTGGCTACCTGCAACACTTCAACAGTGCCATGAAACAGTTTCTTCGACTTGGGCTGAGATTGTTGTTTGGCGGTGGTGTTGTATGAAGTCATCTGCTTATTAATTGCGGCGCTGCTGATAATGCCCTGCCCGCCTCCGGTGCCAAGCAAGTTGTGCATCAGGTCTTTAAACATTGCGGCCCTCCAGCTCGATCAACAGCTCGATATAGTGCTTGGCTTTCTTGAGGTCGGCCACGCCGTTCTTGTTGCGCCAACGACTGATGTACTTGATGACGTTGCCCTCGAGGTATGGGATGCCGTTGGCATGGATGAACTCCACTGGCTGTATCTTCATTGCCTTGTAGTGATCGCCATCAACTTGAACTTCTAGTGGGTTTGTCATTCGATCTCCTCTATGCGTACTCTGACGCGGATTGGTTTGGCTTTAATGTTGCGAAAGTGCTTAACTGCCATGGATGCCTCAAACGCAGGTGCTCTGACTCTCCATAGCACTGGAATACCATCGTTGTCTAGCATTAGGCTCCTGCCGCCCGTCTTGACGGCCCACGCTTTTATGTCTCGTTTCATGGAGGTCATGTGTTTTTGCTCCTTAACTTGGCTTCGATGGCGTCCATAAGTGGAAGTGTTCGTGCGTAATGTTCTCGCCTAATTTCTGTGCGCTCCTCCTCCGTCAGCCCAACCCATTGCCGCTGTGCTGCGGGTGGGGTAAACATAGCCTCGACCTTGGCGGTCTGGTCGCGCTCACAGTAAATAGACACCGTGTGATCTCTGTCGATGGCAAGAGCAGCCACAACCATCTCATCCCCCCACTGAGTTTTAATTGGGGCTTGCTGCCACATCCACACCACAGGCTCCTGCACAGGTGCTGGCTGTGCTGCCAAGGCTGCTTTGATCGCGGTAATGGCATCTCGGCATTGAACAACCTCGTACAAGCCGCCTGAGATAGACGCATCCAACACCTTGGGAGAATCATCTAAAACGCCCTCCAACGCATCCAGCGCCAGCTTCAATGCTTCGTCTTTCATAAAACCCCCATTAGGTAAAAGATACCCGTCCACACACCCCACATAAGGGTGACGGACACGATGGCAGAGGCAATTACCCCGCCGATCAGGATCAGCTTGTCGCTCATTTGATGATCCTCAGAAAAGCGCCACACCGGGCACATTTGTAAATTGGAGAACCCTCAACAGGCTCCCACATATGTTGCTTGCAATCGTTCATGTCTTCTCCACAATAGGTGTCATCTTCTTCAAGCGGAACTCCTCGCGGACAAGCGCAATGGCCTTGTCCATATCTCTCAGAGTCACCACCTCCATCTGTGCGTCATGCAGCTCCATGAACTCGTTGAGCGCAGTCATTTCAACAGCCTTCAAGATGAACCGATCAAGCTCAACGCCGCGTTTACCAACCGAACGCAAAGCCAGCAGTCCTTCTTTGACTACACCGCTGTAGTCTTTGCCAAAGCCCATGCGCAAAAAGGCTTCTGTGATGTTGCCCATGGCAATCAGTGTGTCGATGTCAGCGCGTGTTGCCATGCCCTTGGTCAGTGAGTCCATCGCAGCATGATTCCTGATCTTGAGGTCAACTAGAAACGATGTATGCGAACGCACAGGAGACAGGCTCTCTTTTACAAATCCCATGGGATTAAGCAGCACAGGCTTGGGCTTGTATTTACTGCGTTTGCGCATGTCACTTCCTGTTCAAGCTCCGAAGATTTTCTTGAGTGCGTCGTACAACTCACGGGCTTGCACGATAGACAGTGTGTCCAACAGCTGCGGCGCAGTCCCTATGAACCTGACAGGATTATCGGGCGCTGGTGTTGGCTTGGGTGTCACCTCGACAACAGGCTTAGCTTTTTTAGCTTTTTCTCTGGCTACGTATCCTCTTACGTAGTGGTTGCCTACGGTTGTGTATGTTGACACGCTGCCATTCTTTGTGGCTTTGATGAGGTTGCGTTTGGTAAACTGCACAAGCAGCGATGACGACGACGCGTCTTTGATGCTGGCTTTGCGCGAAAGCTCAACCAACTCTGATCTTGTAAGGCCGGGGTTGTCTCTGATGATGTTAAAAAGTTTCTCGGACACGCCCAAGAAATCTGGTGCGCTTGTTGTTGGTAATGTAATCACGTTTGTAGTGTCTCCATCGTCGTCAAATTTAAGGTCTGCAAGCTTCTGCAATTCTGATCTTAAGTCAGGCATATTCATTCTCCAGTTCGTCAATGATTTCATCAAGCATGTCGTTAGCATGCAACGCTTCTAGTACGGACTCGTCTGAGGTCAGCGCGTCGTACTCGACTTTTAGTCTGTTGTACAGGTCACGCATGTGGCTCTTGAACGCACCCTCTAGTTCTTCCTCTATGTCAAGACGCTTGTAGTCAGCGATCAGCGCCATCCATGCAGCAGTCTGAATCTCTGACTTGTATGGTGAGAATACATTGGCAAAGTCTTCTTCGTCGTAGGCATCATGGCAGTCAAGCGTGTTGAGACATGCGTCGAACCGAGCGCAGTTCTCGTGGTAGTAATGACCTTTGTGCTCGGCAGCAAATTTCCAGCCAGTGTTGGCCAGCGTTATGAGTGCTGGGCTCGTGTGCCCGAGAGACTCTAAGAACTTGGGCCAGTCGTCGACGTTACCCTCAAAGCATGCACCGTCACCCTGCGATGAGAAGCCGCTGAAATACATGCGATGAACGTAGATGCCGACCTTGTCCATGTCAGCTTTGAAGTCGTCGTACACAGCGCCCCACCATTCGAGCTCTTCTGTGTTGTGGTGGCGATGCTTGTCGAGTATCTCGTCTTGCTGTCTCTTAGTAAGCGCGTTGAATCTTTCCATGGGTGTCATTTGACTCTCCAATACTTACGTGTAACTTGCAGAACTTCTTCGACTTTTGGCGGGATGGGCTCGAACTTGTTACCGAACGGCGGCGTCCAGCCGAAGCGTCTCCATGTGGCCTGCACGTCAGCGCCACTCGTCCACTTGTATTCGGGGTGCCCCACTGGTACGGTTGGGTATATCTTCTTCATGGTGTCTCCTCATGCTGCTGAAAGTTTAGCTGCAATAGCTGCAGCTGTAAGTCCCTCGGTGTCTACATCTTCAACGATTTTGGCACGCTGTGCAGGGCGTTCTAACTTACGATCAAGGCGCTCGGTATCCTCGATGTGGATGTACATGCGCACACCGGGGAACAGCTTGACTGCCTCGTTGAGAGACTTGCACTTGTCAAGGAATTCGTCAATGTCTGTCTCTACCTTGGCCCATCGCGCATCAATGTCCAGTGCGATTGTGGACTCTTCCCAGCGTTGCAGCAGCTCGGCGCGGCCCGGAGTATCCTCAGGCAGGGAACGTACGTAGTCGATAGTCAACTCAGACTCTACCCTGTTGTAGTAGGAATCTCTTGGGCGAGCATACGCGCTCTTCATACCGTTGAACCTAACGCTAGTGGACAGTGTACGGCCATCGTCGAGTGTGCCGCTGATGGACACGGTGGCCTCCTCCGTTTTGGTTAGCCAGTCTTTAGGAATCTGATCAATGAGATGTACATACTTCTCAGTCCAGCATCCGATGTTGTACAGCTGACTGGCGTTAAGGGTAATGTTCTTGTCGATGTTGGGCACATCACTGTTGCGCTCTGCTTTGCGCATGCCGTTGATCTTCGTCTTAACGCGATTGCGAAGATCTTTGGTGATACCTACTGTAGCCATGATTGGATTCCTTTGTGTTGAGATTTAAAGAGGCCACCTCTGTGGGTGGCTTAGTCGAACTTATTTAGCAGCTTCCTGAACAAACTCTGCAATTGCTTCTCTGAGCTTGTCGCGTGTTTCTTGTGGTGCGTCCTCTGCTAGTGCGTCGTAGCACTGCTTGAAGATGCCGTTGTATGCTTCGATGAGAGAGTCGAGTTGGTCTTTGGCGTTCATGGTTGCTCCAAGGTAAAGGGGATATTGTCGCCGTATGGAGCCCGAATGTCACTAGAGATACACCAGACTACTGGGTAGTCAGGCGCATTGGCTGCGTTGAAGTCTGTGTAACCGTCGGTCAAACACACGAACACCTCGGGCTTGATACCCTCCTTGGCGATGTAGTTGAAGCCCTCCTCCATGTCAGTGCCGCCGCCACAGTAGAACGTCAGCGCCACCTCCTCGCCCTGCTCGAACACCTCGTGCTTGGCTACGCTGGTGTCGACATACAAGACATGGACACGGGATGGGTTGCACTGCGACACGATGCGCTGCAAGTGGCCGTTGTAGTGGTCGAGCTCGGTCTTGCTGATGGAGCCAGACACATCGACTTGGATGACAACCTCGCCCATCTCGGCGGTCTTGCCTGTGCTTGGCAAGTAGCAGTTGGCGAAGCGGCGGTTGGGTCGTGCCCATGTGTAGTCACCGCGAGTGAACGAGGTCATGTAACGCTCGAGGATATCGTGCCATGGTGTCTGCACGTCGATGAGGTCGGCGACGATCTTGGCCAGACCACCGGGCATCTTGCCCTGAGCCTTGGCTGCTTGGGCAGCTTGGGCGATCTCTACGCGAGTCTCAGCGTCGATGCGGTCAGCCTCGTCCTGAGTGAGTGGTGTGCCACGCTCGATCAAGTCGTCACCAGTACCACCGGGGCCGTTGCCATCAGGCTGGTCGGGCAGCTTGTTGTAGATAGCGTCGACTGTCTCGTCCTTGGAGCCGGGCATATTGACACAGCCCTCGATCTGCTGGCCGATGCCTGCGTCCTTGAGCATGTCGTTAATCCATGCGTCACCTGCGATGTTCCATTTCTTGGCGTGACGTGCGCCACGGCGCCGTGCATGCTGGCCGATGACATGGCCTACCTCATGACACAGCAGGAACACAAGCTCGTCAACAGACAGCTTCTCAACGAAGGACTTGTTGTAGTAAATCTGACCGCGCTGATCGACAGCAGCAGTGGGGATGGTGTTGTCCTCGATGAGCTTGCGCTTCATGAGGATGGATGCAAAGAACGGATGCTGGGTAACGATAGATACCTTAGCACGGTCGAGTGTGGTGACTGCCATGATTACTCCTGAAAAGTTATGATTTCGATTGGCTCAGTGCCTCTGAGCATGTCGGCTACTTGCTTTGATTTGTCTTTGAGCTCCTGTGTAGTATGTTCTGCCAAGATTTCTACAACCTTACGCATTAGCCCCTTGTCGTGCATGTTGACGTAGAAGTCTGGATTGACCGCGTCGATAAAGGTCATTGCCTCGATGTGCCGATCTTTGTAGTACCCATTACGGTATGAAGGTTCCTCCACTAGCCGCGCAATCCAGTCTGTATGGATGACCTCCTTTATCAGTGGTGCTGCGTGTGCTGATAGACCTAGGATATGTAAGCCGTTCCAGTGTTGGTTGCTGACTTGCAAGTTGTACTTGGCAGCCAGTGCTCTTGTTATTCGAGCTGACTGTGATGACCAGCCACCCTCGACAATGCGGTTCTCAAGCATGCGGATGACGCTGTTGCGCATCCTCACACCTAGTCGATGTGGGTACAGCTTCACTGTTGTCTCTGTACCGGACATACCAGTGATACGCCCTCGTTGAAAGCTACTCATAGTGCTCATTTCATCTCCTCAAAAAAGTATCCATCGTTTTTCTGCACAATCTTTCCTTTCTTTTCATACACACCAACCAGCCAATTGGCATACTTGTTCGCCCGATACGCCTCGGACATGGCCCACATCTTCATGGACTGGTTACGCCACAGCAGCACAGCTACTGCGACCATCAGGATGTACTCAAGGTCAGTGAAGTTCATGAGAACATCGCCATCTTTGACGCCACGTCTTGCAGCTTCTTCTTGGCCTCGTCGCGCTTGTGGGCTGAGCCTTTGATCATCTCCACGTCCTTGAGGTAGCCCTGCACTGCATCCTCCAGCTCAGCGATATCCGCAAGCAACTCAGGTGTCGGGCTGATTGCCAGCTTGCGAGCCAGTGTGCATCCGTCGATGACGTTCTCGACAAGGCTGTTGTGGAAGCGTTCACCCTTGAGACCTTGGTACTCGCCCAGCTTAGTCACCAGTGCTTGTATGGGCTTGAGCATGCGCTGTATGGTGTCAGCGTTGGCAGCTTGCGCGGCTTCTTCCTCGGCACGTTTGAACGACGCAACGTCTTCGTCACTGAGGTCGAACAGGAAGTGCGACGCATCTGGCATGGGCTGGAAGCGCAACTCGGCTGACATGGACTGCCTGAAGTCTTCGGCAGTGGGGTACTCGGAAGCATTGGCACGGCCAGCTGCGTGTCCACTGTTGCGGTACATCACATCGTCCTGCACTAGCTGGTCATACATGGGCATGTAAGTGTCGAGCAGGTTGTCCACCTTAGCGATGCGGTGCTTCATCTCTTGCGTGTACTCCATGTACAAGTCATTGGGCAAGATGCGTGGGCCAGCATCCATGTAAGCTAGCGTGTTCTTCTTGTGGTACTGATAGAACTCGCCGTAAGACGACATGATCTGGTTGATCGCAGAGTCCTTGTTCCTGAACAGCTTGGTCAGCACAGTCAACGAGGTGTCGCCCTCTTGACGCTGAATCTTGTCCGATAGATACGCATCGCGCTTGGTGAGTGCTGCGCGACGAATAGTCAGCTTGACAAGAACTACCTTGTCCGAAAGTTTTGTAGGTGTCATGTTTACTCCAGTGTGATGATTGTTAAAACCCAAGCCTTGGCCTCATCGAGGTCAAGGAACTCAGGTATGTCTTGCGGGTCGTCGACCCAGTAGCGGCGGTCGTGGGCTTTCCATCGCATCTTTCTTTCTCCCCGACTAGCCCCTTTAGTGCGGCCAAGGTACTGGAGTTCAAACATCCTGCGATTGATGCAAAACCCAGCTTCGCCTTTGTAATCCCCGAGCAACACCCATGTTGCGCCGTCGTCTCGGGTATGCCATTTAAGGTCACTGACTGTCATGCAAGCCTCGCCATTGCCACCGCGAGTTCTTGGGCTTCGAGGCAGTCGCCCTGCATCTCGACCGTGTCGACGTCGTTGAACCTGTGGTACGCGACGGGAGTGACAATCTTGTAAGACGATTCAGGCCAGTTATCCGCACGACACACTAGCGCCACACGCATACCTGACCTTTCGTCCCACAACTCAGCGATTGGCTTGATTTTTCTGAACTCGTCGCGTTCGTAGTGTGGATACGTCCATCTCACATCAGCACCTCGGCGTTCTTTGATGCCCACTCGACGAAGCTACGTGTGTGCTTGATGGTAGGCTGCAGCTTGATCGCGTCCTTGGTACACATGACGTTGAACTCAGGAGACAGGCGGGACAGGTACCGGGACACACGGTCGAAGTTATCTTTCGTTT